TCCTACAAAGTTGTAGAATTCACGGAATCCAGATCCTGTTTCAATGTCAGAAAATCTTTCACCATACTCACCTCTTGCAGAACCTTTTCTAAAGAATTTAGTTCCTTTTGCAAGATACTTGTTGTCTAATACAGCACTATTATTGTTGTTTACCAACTGTACTGTATAAACAAAACCATCACCTGCAGGGATAATATCATCCGCAGTAATGTATAATTCAAGACCATTATACTTGTCATATGTGATAATATCACCATGACCAAATGATCTCTTGTTAACCTTAATCTTAAAAGTAGTTCCATCAATACCTTTGCTAGCGTTAGCAGGTTCAATGTCAGCTACAATATAAGGAAGGTCTTGTGCAATAGGAGTTTGCCATTTATACTCACCTCTAGCATTGTCCACCATGATAGTATTCTTACCACCAAAAGAAGCCATTTGATACAAAGGCATTTCTACCTTTTGGGTCATAGCCCAAAGATCAATTGGTCCCATATCCATAGGCTCAGGATTACCAAGCATTTGGGTAAGGTGATACGAATCAACATGAGAACTAGCTTTATAGCTTGTATCTCTTAGGAAAATCCCATTATTTAAAACTGGAGTTGCCATAATTTTTGATTGTTTTAATTGTTAATAATTGTTTTTAGTTACTATATATTTAATTTACTTAATTAAATTCGTTTAAAAATATTTGTTGGTCTACTTAGTTTTCTTTTTGAAGATCTTTTACTTTCTGCTTCCGCTCTATTAACACCCAATGATGCTCCTCCTGCATTTGATTGCTCAGTCTTCAATTTTCTAACTGTTTTTTCTACACTTTTCTGTGCACCTTTATCCATAATTTTTGCTTTATATCCTTCTGGATCTTGCAATAACCATAATGCCTCAGATATTAATCCGTAGTTTGGTTCAACAAATTGATATTTTTCTAGTAAGTGACCTAGTAAATTTGTGTTACGTCCACTTACTGAAGGATAATTAGGTTGTACTAACCCATTATATAACATAGCCTGTGTCTTTCTATCAACTTTGATATCTCCTAATTTTCCTTCTTTTAATGTATCATATACATTTTTCATATATGCCTTTGATGCTTGCTCTTGTTGTGCTTTCTTTAACTCTTGTTCTTTTAATTTTTGAGCAACAACTTTTTCCTGCATCTTATCTAACTTAGGTTTGAACTTGTTTGCTTGTTGTTCTAACTTTCCTAAGTCTTTCCAAATTTCTATTTCTTCAGCAATTTCTTCTGTAGTACCATAGCCAGTTGCAGATAAATATTCTGTAATGATTCTTTCTTGATCAGAAGCATTCTTTACATCTAAACTTTTATGGGTTTCTACTTGTGATAATGTAGAAAACAAACCTTTTAAATCTTTACCTCCATCTGCTACATATTTTGCAGCAATTTGCAATTCTTCTGGTAAAGACTGAAAAAACTGTTTAGGTGTTTCTCTTCTAACTTGATTAGCTCTTTCTTCTAAATTAGCTTGAATTAATTCTTCCCAATCTTTAGCAGTATAATCTTCTAATGCTTTATCATCATCAAAAGGAACAATTTTATCATCTTTAATTAATTTGTTAAAAACATCTGATATACCAGAAATAGATTTTCTGCCTCTTTTTGGTGCATCTGTATTATCGTCTTCCTCTTCAACTTCATTTAAAGAATCAATAATATCATCTACCTTTGTTTCAGTTTCTTTTACCTCTGTTTCATTTTCAGGGGTATTTGTTACCTCTGTTTCATTTTCAGTATTTTCTTCTTTAGCTTCAACTTTAGCATTTAGGTCATCCTTTTCATCTTTATCAGGATCTGCAAAACTAAAGTCTGCTTTAGCAGAACTTCCAGAAAAAATATTTTTCTGCTTCTTATCATCTTGAATCATATCAGCGCCACTAGGTGCAGCGTTAAATATTTCATCTAAATTAATGTCTACTTGTTCTACTTTACTATTCACAGTTTGTGTTTCAGTTGCCATAATTATGTTGGTTTTAAATAATTAATACTTGTTACATATATAATATACGTAAACTTTATATTATAAACTTATAATATTTGATGAAAATTAAAAATAAATTGCAGTATATAGCTAACACCAGTTATTCTTTCTCAGAATCCTTTTGATCATACTTATTTTTGTTTTCTCTAGCTATTTGAAGTTTTGTATTAGCTATCTCTTTTTGGGCATTTATCTTTTCTCTTTCAACATTTAATCTTTCAGATTCCATGCTTTGTTTCATAGTGCTTTCTTGACGCTTCATATCCATTTGCTGTTGATACTGAGTTGTTTCTCTAATATCTTTCATAGCATCTTGGTAATCAGACACTTGATTTTGATTTAAATCAACCATAGACCCATATCCAGCAGATCTAATTTCTGCTAGTGTAATATTATTCTGTCTATCTTTTTCATTTTCAGAAATCTCCACTTGAAGTTTTTGTTGTTCTTCTTGAGCCTTAGCTTGTATCTGCTGTTCTTGTAACTGGCGTTGTTGTTGCATTTCTTGCTCACGCATTGCCTGCTGTCTTTTCTCAGAATCTTTTAATATATCTGTTACTTCTGCAATAGAATCTGCTTTAACTATATTTCCTAATTCATAAATACTTGCTCCTGTAGTATTATTTGTTAAAGCCATTTGTTTTAGATTCTCTAATATAGCTCTATGATTTGTTTTGGTTGTTGCAAATACATTAAAATCACGTAACAATAAATCAGTACCATTAATTGTAAAGTTTACTTTTTCTGCTTCTGTAGATATATAAGATAACCTTAAACTTGGATTTGTACTATAATAATATTGAGCCAAGTCTGTTCTCATCTGATGTACACGTGGCATTAAATGATCCGAATGTTGTACAAAATACATTTCTGTTTGTGCATATGATTGTTGCATAGCTTGAACAACACCTGTAGCTGTTTGAGCTGAAACAGCACCTCCTAAACGTTGTGGATTAATACCAATTGCATCAAAACACTGTTGTTTAAAATAATTAGCAAGTTGAATCCTAGACATTAATCTATTAGTCTGCTCCATGTTAAGAGTTTGATAATGATTAAAGTTAGTGGCATTCTCAGTATTTGTAATAGATGTATCAAGTGGTAGCATTTGGAAATCCTTCATTGCTACGTATGCTTTTGCATAATTATTCTTACCCCAATCCTCACCCATTGAGTGACGTGGTAAAGCATTTTGATCAAACATTATTACTGTTCCTAATTCATCTATTAGAATGTCAGCAATTTGGTTATTAACCATATTGTATCCAACTTGATACGCTTTCATCAAATCTACTAAAGATGTAGATCTAGTATTTCTATCTGAAAAAACTCTACCTTCAACTGGTAGCTTACACCCATAAAGTGAATTATTACCTTTAAATTGGAAAGGAAGTCTACCAGGTTTAGTTCTATTAATACCTAAATATATTGGATTAATATTATCACCCATAGTAGATCTCCACATAGCTGGTAAATTTGGACCAATTTTAACACCACCCCAAACTTCATTAATCCATATCCAATCTATATGTTCACCTTCTATTAAATTATCTTTTCTTTTTTGTTTAAATATAGAAGTATCATATACACCTTTCTTAGTAAGTTTGAATGTTTCATCTACTATTTCTTGTGTAATATCACCGTCTTTTTCTATTTTAGTTAGGTGACCTATTCTTCTTTGTGTCTTCCAATATATTGTAGATACACGCATAAGATTTCCTTCTCCCCACATCTGTACATCTTCACCTTCATCTAATATCTGACTTAATATATCTCCACCTCTTGCTGGGTCATCCCAATAATTAGATGTGAATTGTCTATATGCTAAACCTGGCATCTGAGTATTCCACTCATGAGATCTGGTAGCATCATAATATGCACCATCATTTTGATAACCATTTACTTGATATTGTGCAGAACGTGCAGGATATATTTTTTGTAATGATTTAAGTTGTTTCTCATCCATTAAATATCCATATCTATCAACAACATCTGCAACAGTCATTAAATCAACCTTACCACAATAATTTGAATCAGCAATATATCTTTGATCAGGAGATTTTTGATAGAAAGTTAAAATTGGATTCCATAATTCTACATCATAGTCATCTTCTAACATACGAAAATGCCAAAATTCTCTATCTGCAATTAACATATCTCTAAAGCCTCTTTCTTCAAGCTCTTGCATTTTGAATCTTTCTTCATCTACATTTAGTTGATGAGATGCCCATTCTTCAACCATGCTTCTGTAAGACTTGCTAAAAAAGTCTTCTATTTCTGGTAATGACTTAAGACCCTGTGGAGATAAACTTTGTTTTGCTTCTTCTGATGAAGGATCCATTCCCATCATCACCATTTTCTGAACTAACTTTGATTCTGCATCTGCTAACAATGCTTCTTCAACTTGAATTCTTTTTTGTTCTAACATCTCATTATAAGATGTATCATCTACGGCTCTAAATTGTACTTTAGTATATCTTTTAGCAAATTCACCAGTAAGAACATTAATTACATTAGGGACAATTGGATAAAATTTTAATTCCAAAGCTGAATCATTTTCTTGAGTTAATACATCCATCAACTCTTTATATTCATTATCTGGTTCAACAATATAATCTGTTTTATCAATTATACCTTTTGCTAATTTATAATTTTTAAGAAGTCTTCTAGAATTCATACGTAAGAACTCTATTCCTTGTAGTTCTAACCAATCAAGATTCCATGCAGCCCAATCATCAGTTTTTTTAGAATAAGGTAAAAATTGTACCGGCTGTGTTAAGCTAGAAAAAGTTGGTCCACTTTCAGCAGTAGCACCATTTTTCATTTGCATTGCATTTAATACTCTCATACTATTTTTATCTATTTAATATTTTTAAACCCTGATCTTCTTATTTTAGAACCACCCAGTCTTCTATTACGCCCTATATTTTTAAATGGACTGCTATACTTTAATTTACTTATTTTTTCTGAATTAACCAAAGAATCACCCTCTGATTCACGTCTTTTAGAATACCCTCTATTTGATTGTTGGATTTTAGCAAATGCAACTAATGCACCAAATGTCACAAGCCTATCCACGTTTAATCCTGGATAATATGCCATCATTTCTTTTATAAGCATTTGATCAGGAATTCTTTCAACACCTAATGTTTGTGACATTACATCACCTTTTTCATCTGTCTCTTCGTCTATAACTTCTCTTAAAAATTCTATTGCATATGATATCAAATGACTTTTAAATAATGTACCTGTATTCTTCCAACCATATTCTTGATATACTGTTCTATTTGAACCAAGATCTTTTAAGAATAATATTTGTTGTTTTGGTACAAGATATCTTTGTTTCTTTCTTGCTATCATATGCTGAATAAAAAGAGATATATTATTCTCTACAATAGTCCAAGCATTATACCATTCAATGATCATTTCTAATCTCTCATGAGTCTTGTTTATATCATCAAATCTACCACACCATGCTGCTACTATTTTATCTCTCTCAATAAATTGTTCAACATCACCCGCACCCAAATCTCTTGTAACTTCTGTTGCATTTTTATAAATGTATATACTACATAAAGAATCTGATGTTGTAGTTTTACCTTCTGATACAGGGTCAATAGATCCATAGTAAGCACCAAACTGAGGATTATCTACAGGTCTTTCCCAAACAACAATACTTCCTGTTTTGTCTTGTTGTTTTTTATTTACAGGAAATTCACTAATAGGTAGCTTGCTTGTTCTTTTTGCAACTATACCTGTTTGATCTCTATCTAATTCTATTAACTCATAAGGATAACTTTTTTCTTCAATTTTTTTCAATTGCTTGCTAAGAATACCTTGTGGAAATATTGATTCTTTTCTATATGCAAATGCCTCTGCAATATTTAATGGTTTCTGAGATATTCTTAATTGGTATTGTTCACCTGTTAATTCAGATTTCCAACGTGCTCTCTCTAAGTTTATTGCTTTAACAGCTTCTTCTATTTCTGAGTTACCAAATTTGTCAATATAAGGTGGCATAGACCACTGTTCAGGAATAAATAGGCCTGCCATACCAATAGTGCCATCAGCGTCCATTAAATTTGTTTCTACGGCATATATATCATTTGCACCTGGATTTAAAATCATATCCTTTAAAGGATTACATTGCTCTAAATCACCCACAGAACCTGCCGCTATAAACATACCAGTAGTTACCATACCTGAAGACATAGCAGGACGTAGATATTCATAAGTCTGCATCATCTTTGGTGCTATACCTGCTTCTTCATGAAAAAAGTATGTACAAGGACCACCAACACCTGTTGTTGCATTTTTTTCAAAAGATGCACCTTGTATTTTAGATTTTAACCCTCTTGATGTTTTACGGTTGTTTATTTTAACTTCTATCTGTTGTTGCCATAACAAAACCTTTTCTGGATTACTAGGTCTATACCATGCAGTATGCTCGTTTAAAAATGTTTTATATTCTTCAAGAAATTTCCAAGATCCTTTATCATTAATATAATCTTTTAATGATGCACCTATCTTACATATTGATCCTTCTTCAAACCAATACTGATTTATTATTTTACCCATATGAAAATATGAGGAAGCAATCTGTCTTTTTTTAAGTATAGCTGAATGTTGATTATTTAATTCTGCAATCAATTCATATAATGCCATGTGATATTGAGCATCTCTAACTTTAGCAAAACCATATTTTTTTTCTTCTTTGTCAAATATTGGCAAGAAGTTTAACCACATGTAATAATCTCTAGTTAAATACCAAGTTTTGTTTTTACTTTTATATATTACTCCTTGACGGCATTTATTCTTTTGATCTTCCCAATATGTTGTAAAATCTTTTGACCTAAAGGGTTTGTTACAATAATAACCTTCTTTAGTAAATTGTTTAGCCTGATCATTAAATGACCAAGCTACTGTATCAAATTCATACTTACCTGGTTCTTTAAATATACCCTCTAAAAAATCACGGAATTCATTATCCGAGGTAAACTCAGTTGTTGTCCACTTATTATTTTCATATGTAGGTATTACTCTACTCATATCTTATGATGGCAAATACATCACCAGCTTGAAGAAGTAAATGCTCTTCACCCTCATGTTTCATTGGAGTTGGCATAGCATGTTCTGCATACTGAACTTCATCACCTACATTAATTTCTTCAACTTCAGCACCTACACCAACTACTAATCCTTTAAATTCTTTTTTTTGGGCTATTTCAGGAATAATAATTCCTGATGCTGTTTTAGTCTCTGCTGCTTTTCTTTTTATCAGTAATCTTTTTCCTACTGGTATTACTACTTGTTTCTTCATTGTTGATTTTTTTTAAATTATTAATTGGTTCATCCCAATAACAAAAAATGTATTGGGTTTCTTTTTTAGAGTTGATCATAGGCTAGTCCTGCTCCACCACGTACTGAACTGTCTTGTTCTTGCCTCATGTCTGTAAATGCGCCTTTATATGATTGACGTATTTGTTCAAACTTAGCTGCTGCATTTACCATAGAATTGATATTACCATCTCTTCCATGCTCAATAGCGGTTGTTTCCATATATTTTGCTAATCTATCTAACATAGATTTAATACCTACATATGCTCTATATGTTGGTGTTTCAAATAATTTTTTGCACATGTCAAGAGCATATCTAATAGGTGGATCTTCAGTAGATTCTTCTAGTTGAATCTCTTCTATTATTATATCTTCTTTTTCATGCTCAGGTAAATTAAAAAAAGGATTTAAATCAGGATTAGGACATGTCATATAAAATAAATATTTGTACACAGACATATGAGTATCTGGATATTCATCCATTATCTTTTTTAAGAATGGTAATGAATAACAATGCTCAGTTACTATTAATTCACTATTTTGTACATCAAATAATCTTACTATCATATTTTATTGATTTTCTTTAATCCACATCATTAAAGATATTACTTCATCTTTTAAATATGGTAGTTCATAAATTTTTATCTCATCTAAAACTGGTTCTCCATTTACATGTTCATTTATTGGATAACCATTAGAATCTTCACCAACTTGTTTAAATTTTACATGTTGTATAGTAAGCTTTCCTATCTTAAGTTTAGGGTTGTGCTTTTTAATAATATACGCATAAATACTCAACTGTAAGTTGTAGTGATTAAGATTACAATCATCTAAATGACTTATAGGCTTATACATTTTCTTAGTAATGCCTTCCCAATTAGTAAATCCTTTATCTTTTATTTCTTTATTAGTTTTATAATCATTGATGTTTATATAACCATTAACTACTTCAACCAAATCTGCTTGACCACATAAACCAACTGATTTTAAATACACCAAATGTTCTGGATAAACACCCTCTTCTAATTTTTGATTTGGTGCAATTTTAATTCCTTCTTCATTAGTAACTGGTTTAATGATGGGAACTTCCACACCATGTCTACCAATTGTTTCAAGGTCTAGCATGTCAGCTTCTCTTTGATTATGATAAAAATTACCAAGCTTAATAGCTCTTTCTGTTTCACTGTCCCAAGCCGCTAATATTTCTTTAGGTGTCATCCCATACCACTTAGATCTTTTATTCTTTGATGACTTTTTAGCTTGTCCTTCCCTATCAAACTTAGGTTTAAATTTACCAATAAAGGATGTTACACCAGTCCATTTGATATTATCTTGATCAGTGCTTTCATATACATGCCCTTCTTCTATAAATTTTAGTGCCATAGTTACAGTGTTGTAGTAGTATACCACCAGCTATCTGCTGTATCAGTTTCTACTGTTGTTATAGTATCATTACAATAATAATTAATTGTCATTTTTATTTATTTGATTGTTAATTAAATCTTCTTGCTCTTCACTTGTAAAAGCATCCCAATAGCCTTTTGGACATTCTGATGATAGTGATCTTACCTTAAAAGATAAACTACAACCACAATCTCCACAACAAGGCTGTGTACCAGGTGCAACACAAGATGTTCCTTTTGCATCAAACAAACTACAATTTATACAGATTTGAAATCTTTCTGTTGCTGCAGCTTCAACATGTTCTTTTTTAAACATTGAATTTGCAATTCCATCAGCAATCTTATCTGCATTTTTAAATATATCTAAATATTTTTTCCATTTACTTTTCATTCCTAAACTTCTTTTTATTTAATATATCTTGCTCCATTTGTTTTAATGCATTTTCCATCATAGTTACATTTTTTTGGATCTCTTCACTTTTTGCAAAACCCACGTATGTACGTTTTGCCAAATTACCCAAAACACTTTTATTTTTTTTAATTGACTTTTCTAGTTTATTTTTTCTTAAATAAAATGTACCAAGCCCATCAACATTTATTCTGGGAAACTCTAAAGCTGATAACTTTTTTCTTAACTTACCATAATAAAAAGTTATAAAATCCTCAACTACTGATGGATGTACACCTACTTCATCAGCAATACCTTCTTTAAAATCTTTATGACTCTTTGGATTCACTACCTAAAATTTTATAATCAAGTAATACAAATCCATTTATCTGTACATTGAGATCATTATTAAGTGATATTGTTTTTTTATTATTTCCTTTTTTACTTAATAAATTCTTTTTTTCTGCTTTTGTTATAGCATTTCTAGCTGATTGAGGACTTTTAAATATTCCTTTTTCAACTATAGCTAAACAAAATTTAGTTAACTCAATTCCAGAATTTTTTGACAGCTCAGCTAAAAATTTTAAATCTGAATTACTTATTAGTATATCATTAAAAAAACAATATGTAAGTATTTGATATTTTATTGATACATCTATATCAACTTGCATCTTCAAATCTACTTTATTAACTATTGCCATATCATAAACTCATTATCATATCAACTAAGTCAGGATGAGGATAACAATCCGTTTTTCCTTTTCTTACATTAGTATGTGTTAATAAACCTTTTACTTTACCTAGATATGCGTCTTCTTGAAAGCCAAAACCTTTTGTTGGTCCATACTTTTGAATGTATTGCTTTAAACCAATACGTATATCAATATTATCTCTTTCAGCAATAAATAATAACCACTTGTAAAGAGCTTTAAGTTGCTGTTCAGAATAATTATGCCAATAAGTTTTACCTCTAAAAGGTTCTTCTAATTGAATTACTTGTTCTGACTGGCATTTTGAGTTTACGTATGTTCTGTGATCATTATCTAAGTAACCCATAGAACATATTTCTATTCCTACAGAATGACGGTTCATCCACCCGGAACCAGTTTTACCCAAATGCCAACCTTGTGCACCTTCAGGAAAAGCTTGAACCATCACCCCATCATGTTCATCATTACCATTTCTGTGATCAATACCACCTAATACAAACTCTGTAGCAACTCTTCCTCTACTATCTCTTCCCCAATGATCAATACATCTATATGGATTTGCATGACCTGCTGTATGATGTAAAAACACATACTCATTTTTAATAGGTCCTGTAATATATTCACCTTTTGGTAAATAATGTTTGTGTATTACTTGATCAAAATTAGTTTTAAAATACTGAAGTTGTATGTCTGTGTCTTCATCTATTTCTTCTATTACAACATTCTCTAAATTTAAAATTAGAGACCACATATTATTATCTACCATTCCATTTACTGGTAGATTGTGTGCAAGTTGAAACCGTTCAACGTGTTTTTCTGTATTTGGTCCAAATATACCATCAGCATTGATACCAAGTTTTTGTTGAAGAGTTCTAACATCAGCACCAGTTGTGCCTTTTTTTAACAGTCTCATCTTATTCTGCTTTTACTGCTTCATTCATTGCCTCTTTAAAGGCCTCAGCTTCAGGTGTTGATGGTTGTTCAGCCTGTTTTTGTGCAGCATATTGTTGTGCCATAAACATTTGTGCTTGCATGCGCTCTGCTCTTGACTTCTCAATATCAGCAAGTAATGCCTCATATTCAGCTTGAACAGTTAAATGTGGAATATTATCCTTGTAAAATGCAGTGATTTCTTCTCTGCGTTGTGCTAACTCTTCCTTTGAAAGTTCAGGATTCTTATCAGATAGTTCTGAATTGGTTTTTAAATCTGCCATTTTAATAAATTTAAGTTAATAATGACAAATATATATAAAAAATGTTTAAATAAAAAAAGTTTATTATAATTTATTACGTTGAAGTATATTTATAAGTTCTTTTACGTCTCCTATATTGTTAAATTGTATATCTCCTTCAAGTATTTCAACTATCCATGACCCATCTTGTAGATTATCATGGCTATTAGAAATAAGTTCTATGTTGCCAATTTTATATGCATAAAAATAAAAAGGTGTATCACCAGATTCTTCTGCTGTTACATTTACCTTTTTAAAACCTAACTTTTTAATGCTTGACTCTGTCATATCTTACCACTTAACTTTGTGAGACCAATATCTTGCTGATAGCTTAGACGGTTTAGAATCTTGTGCATTATGCCTTGCATAGTATGACTTTTTTCTAGCTTTATCTTTAGCTGACTTAGGATTTTTACCTGCACCCTTTACACCTTGCTGACCAAAACGTATGGTCTTTACTTTATCTCCTACTTTAGCTACAACTACATGAGACTTAGTTTTATGATTTGGGGTACGCTTAGGTTTATTATAACCTGATACACCTGCTCTTGCTAATCTTGGATCTTTCTTCTTTGCCATAATTAATGTGCTTTAGCTTGTATAACAATCCACTCTGTACCATCAGACCAAATAGATACACCTTCATATCTTTTAGAAATCTCAAAATTTGATCCACCATCTATAGTATCTCCCGGAGCTGCAGTAATAAAAATTTTATCTTGTGCTCCATTATCTAAACTACCGTCTGTAATAATTCTAATGTTTCTATATTTTAATGAAGAGGCGGGTGGTAAATTAAGAATATAATTTCCATTTCCAAGACCATCCCAAGATATATCTATCATATTATAATTAGTAGGCATTGTAGAAGATCCTCCAGCACCAGCTAAAAGATTAAAAGGTTCTATTGTGACTAGTTTAGAAGTATTGTTGTTTACAAAAGATACTAGGTCTTTTGCTAATATTAATTCTGTATCTACCTTTGGATTTGGTTTTAATCTTTCATGAGGTGTTTCATATCTAGATATAATAAAATAATCATCTAGTTTAGGTGTCTCAACTTTCTTTCTTGAAAGCATACCCATCATGTCTTGTAATATTGTACTCATCTTTTCTTTCCTTTAATCAATTGCTGCTCCTTGTCTTAAAGTATCTCCTGAAGCCTTATATGTAAAACTTAAGGCAACTACAAAACTACCAGTAGACATTTCATTTGTTGTAATTTCATTTGATG